AAAACTAATTAAGGGCGACTGGAAAACAAGAACAGTCGCTCATTATTTAAATTGTGGCCACAGCTTACAGAGTTTGAGGGAATTAAGTAATTCAGAATTATTATTCATGTTTCTTATGATCGGAGGTGTAGCAGAAGGTGAGTGAATATAAGTTAAGTGCTCTGCTTGAATTAAAAGATAAATTCTCGGGTATAGCACAAAAGGCAGGAGGGGCACTGGAGAAATTAAAGAATAAGACTGCCGGAGTAGCTGATAAATTGAAAGGTACTTTTGAGGGAGTAAGAGGAGCATTGGCAACTGTCGGTGTGGGTATCGGGGCGACTGCGGTAGTTGGAGTTTTAAAATCATCTCTCCAATCTTATGCGGATCTGGAAGACCAGGTAAGAAGAAATAGAGCCATAATGAGTGCTTCAGCAGAGCAGGAAAAACAGCTCATGCAACAGACAAGAGATTTAGGCCGTTCAACCAAATTTACGGCACAAGAAGTGGCAGAGGCACAGATGTATCAGGCAATGGCAGGTATGAAAACAAATGAAGTACTGGAAATGACACCTAAACTTTTAAAAATGTCAATTGCGGCTGGAAGTGATTTTGCCCAGACTTCTGACATAGTGACGGATAACTTATCAGCTTTCGGTATGTCGATAGGTGAAGTTGACAGACTGATGGACGTAATGGTTGCAACAAGTAACAACGCAAATACTAATGTGCAGATGTTAGGAGAAGCGTATAAATATGTTGCAGCAAGCTCAAGGAATTTTGAGAGCTTTGAAGATGTGAATATATTACTTGGAGTACTGGCGGATAATGGGATTAAGTCAGGACAGGCAGGGCGGAACTTGGCAGCGATTTACAGAAGACTTGCTAATCCATCAAAACAAGTGGCAAATGCTTTGACCGACCTTAACATACAGCTTTATGATCAGCAGGGGAAATTCAAAGGGTTAAAAACAATATCCGATGAATTGAAAAAAGCTACGGCTAACCTTACCCAGGAAGAAAGAAACAGATACTTGGCAATAATAGCTGGCGGAGAAGGTATGAAAATACTTGATTCCCTTATGGGAACTACCGCAGAAGGTTATAACAAGGTAGCTAATGGAGTAAGAAATGCTAAAGGTGCGACAGATAAATTCGCCGATGAAATGAGCAATACTACATCTAATAAAATAGCACAATTTAAATCTACATTAGATGATCTGAAAATATCGATAGGAGAAGCATTTGCACCGATAGCTACTAAATGGATGGAAGACTTTATGAAAAAAGTTGATGAATGGCGAAAGAATGGAGCACTGGATCCTGATAAATTAAAAGGGAAAGCTGAAGGGATAGTAAAAGCCGCAGAAGTAGGATTGCGTGGTTTTATGGGGATAAAAGGTGCAACATGGGGGGCTTCACTGGGAACGGCAATCGGAGGACCGGTTGGAACTGCAGTAGGTGGAGCAATAGGTGGAGCAATTGGTTATTTTACACCAGATATAGTAAAAAAATTAATGAAAACTAAAGATAAAAAATCGGGAGCCGCAAATGGAGCACTTGACGATTCACAGAAAGCAAAGTTATATGAAAAAAGTGGCTACAGTTATACAGGGCATAAAGCGGATTTAAGATCAGAAAAAGAATATGCAGGAAAATCATATGAATCTATGCCGGTAATAAAATTGGATATGGGAGCAATACAGCAGCAACTTGGAATATCACAGCAGAACCTGGCTCTCACACAGCAGGACAAAACCGCACAATTATCAAGTGCGATTACCCAGCTTTTATCTAAACAGCAAAACACTAACCCGTTACAGCCACTGGATACTACGGCTATAACTAATGCCCTTAACGCGGGATTAAGCCTTTTGAACGGCCTGCCGAATCTTTTGAATAGCAAATTAAATACAATGCAACAGCCATTAGTGCCACAACCTGTATCTGTAGAGCAAATTATTAATCATGAAGCTAATGCACAAATAGCGGCACAGTTATCAAACATAACCATAAATGATACAGCTAAAATTGAGAGTATAGCTAAGCAGATAGCTGAAAAAGTCAGCCAGAGTACATATAACACCATGATGTCGAATTTACGTGCACAGATTCAGGCATCACAATAAACAGGAAAGGAAATTTATGAAATTATGAGGCCAATATTCATGTTGCTGTACGATACAGAACCGTTTATTTTCACGATACCGCCATTAGACTTTAAAATTACAAGCAGTCAGAACAGTGAAGTTGTAAAGATTTTAGATGTTGGGGAAGTAGCATTGATAGGGGAGAGAAATATAAAAAAAGTAAGCTTTTCCACGTTTTTACCTGCTAAAAAATCCAAATTTTTTAACTTATTTCTCAATCCTCACTCACCAATGGGCAGTATAAAAAAACTGGAGAAGTACAAGGATGATAAAGAGATTCTGACTTTAATAGTCCCTAATTACAGCATCTATTTTAAATGCTATATTGAACAGCTGGATTATGAGATAAAGGAAAGGACGGGAGATGTTGATATCTCAATTAATCTTATAGAAGCTAGGAAACAGACAAGGTTAATTGATGATGCTAATGAACTTTATGAGCGGCATACCGGAAAAACTTCGCCGATTAAAGAGTATCAGCTGGAAGAAAGATTTGAAAATATTAAGAATGGATTGAAGGATAAGATAAAAGGAAAAATTGACAGTTTAATAAATTCTAAAAAGTAAAAGGGAATGAAAAATGTTAAAGATAATTGTTAATAACGAAGAACATATTAAAAAATTTGAAAGAATTATTTGGAAAGGGGGAATAAATGGAACTTCTCGGACATTAGAAGTAAAATATTTAGATGATACTACAATTGCTAAATTAGGAGATAAAGTAGAATTCTATGTTGATGAGGATAAACTATTCACAGGTAAAGTTTTTTCTGTGGAAGTGACTGGACAGAGTAAAATCAAAACTTTCAACTGCTTTGATAACTCCATATATCTTAATAAAAATTATTTTGTGAAAAACTTCAATAAGAAAAAACCATCCCAGATATTAAAAGAGATTTGTGGGGAATTAAAGCTGGAAGTTGGGACTGTACCGAAAGATATAGTTGACTGCACATATCCTGCAATTAATCGTAGCGGGTATCAGATAATTTTAAACGCTTATACGATACAGCATAGGAAAGACAAAAAAATATACTCAATTGTCAGTAATGATGGGAAAATAGATATAATAGAACAGGGGTCGTTAACAGATGTACTGCTCCATTCAGAACAGGATATAAAAAGCTCAAAGTACGGTGAAGATATCGAAAAAATGGTGAATCAGATCGTAATATATAAAACTGAAAAAGAAAAACAGCAAATAGTAGATAAAGTAGAAAATAAAGATGATAAAGAGAAATACGGTTTATTTCAGAAAGTGATGCAGTATGACAAGGACAGGGATAATATTAACAACGCTAAAGAAATGCTGAAAAGCGTTGAGAAAACAGGAAATATCACTTGTATCGGTAATGTTTTGATACAAAGCGGTTATTCGATAGGGATACACGAACCACATACAAACCTCGTCGGCAGTTTTTTAGTAAAAAATGATACGCATGTTTGGGAAAATGATGTTTATTATTGTGACGTGGAGCTGGCTTTTGAGAATGTAATGGATAAAACCGAATTTGAAGACAAGGCGAAATCTAAAAAATCCAAAAAATCTAAAAATAAAAAAAGTAAGAAAAGTAAGAAAACTAAAAAAGAAAAAGAAGAAAAAAAAGCAGGTGGTAAATAATGAGCATGTTTGAGATACTAAATGATATGATTGACAACGGAGTACAACAGCAGGCTAACAATTTTATAAGGGCTAGTGTTACCAGTCCACCACCCGAATTGAAAATAAAATTTGACAATGTAGAAATACCTTCGGAGCAGATATACTGCTCTAATTTTTTATTGCCGAATTATCACAGACTTTACAAGATAGACGGTGTGATTGACGAGATAACTATTGACACGACTACACAAACATCGGTTGCTAACGGACCAGCTCAGCATACTCATGATCATTCAACAGTTAAGGGTTCTGGAACATATAAAAGCCACAAAGATATATGGTTTGAGGACACCTTAAAAATTGGGGATGAAGTGCTGGTATTGGTGCTAGGTGTGCATTATGTGGTAATCAGCAAAATAGTGAAAATGCCAAGCAGCGCGATAGAAGGAGTGTGATTATGGACTTTGAAACGTTGTTTTTAAAACAGGACGGGAAAAAAGAAAAAAAGGAATTACCTCTGTTTAAAGAATATGCAATTAATTTTGATACGCTGGAACCTTTGAAAAACGGCGATAGACTTGTTGAATTAAACGGAAATGAAGCACTCAAGGTATGGATATTCAAGGTACTTAAAACTAAAAGGAACTTTTACGGGATACACTCTGACAGCTATGGAAATGACCTGGACGAGCATATCGGAACGATATACCAGGAAAGCGTGAAAAATGCATTGATTATTTCAGAAATCAAAGATTGCCTGCTGGTCAATCCGTATATTTTGGACTGCTATAATTTTG